GATAAATTAGACGGCTATCATAGTGCAGAGAGCGGAGCCAGTATAAATCTTAGAACTGCCTCTAACAGTTATTTAATGCTTCAAAACTGGATAAACGTAAGTACGGCAGGGATATATTCATCAACAAATAGCGCTCATTTTTATCCAAATACAGTTACCTCTTATGGATCATGGAGAACAGCAGGTTCTAGGGGTGGCTATGATGGTATTGTGTTTGATAGTGGCGGTGATGTTGCAATTATGTATGATAGCTCAGGCAACGGGGGCATATATAGACAAAGTGGAGGTGGTTGGTATACCTACTACAATCTAGGTAATAGCTGTCTCGGCATAAACTCTTCTACAACATCAGGTTCACATGCCCTATATGTATCTGGGAACATATACTCTACCCAAAATATTACTGCATACTCAGATGCCAGAATTAAAGAGAATGTAGTAACGATTGAAAGCGCATTAGATAAAGTAAATTTAATGCGAGGCGTATATTACAACAAAATAGATGACCCTGATAAAACAAAAGAAATTGGATTTATAGCGCAAGAAGTAGAAGAAGTTCTACCAGAAGCTGTTATTTACGCTGAGGACGTAGATCAATACGGTGTTAAGTATGGGAATGTAACTGCCTTATTGGTAGAGGCAGTTAAAGAGTTATCCGATCAAGTAAAAGATTTAAAAGCAGAATTAAAGGAGCTTAAAAATGGCTGATGTTACTCATATAAATTGGCATCCAGATAGGACTGCCCCAACAGAGGAAAGCTCAGTATTGCAAGTGGATATGTCAGATAACAGTCAACTTTTGGTGTATAAAGATACAGATGTTTCTTCCATGCCAACTCTTGTTCAACAATTAAAACCAATATTATTTCCGTAAAGAAGGTATAAATTTATGAGTATATCATACCAGTGGGGCATTGAAAAGCTACAAACTCAAGACATGACAAATACCAATGACGAGCTTTTACAAAAGGCAATCGTAAAAATTTGGTATTGGAAAGAAGGTACTCATTCGGATGGACGTAAAGGTAAGTATACAGGCTTATGTGTTCCTAAATTAGAAAATACGGCTGCTAGTAGTTTTGTAGCTATAGGTGATGTAACAGAAGCACAAGTAATAGCTTGGGTTAAAAGTAGTTATGAAACAGACTTTGAAACAAAACACGTTAACAAAACCATTCAGATGCAAATAAATGAAACAACTAGAGAGGACTTAGACAGTAAGTCTTTTCCTTGGGTTAGCTAATGGCACTTCAAACTTCTGGCGCAATATCATTAAATGACATCCATGTTGAGGCAGGGGGTAGCTCTGGTTCTAATGTTACAATTAATGATAGCGACATAAGAAGTTTAATTGGCAAAAGCAGTGGGGCAACCATGTCCTTCAATGAATGGTATGGCGCTAGTAACTTTCCAACGTTTAGTCCTAGTGGCACAACTCCTTTTAGTTTGGCAAATCTTAGGATGGGACCAGACAGTGGGGGGCATGGTGTCAAATACATAGGCAACTATGAGTTCAACCCCATAGCAATTACTATGAAGCCTGATGGTACGAAAGCCTATGTAAGTGGTACAATAGGTGATGGCATAGATGAATTTACTTTATCTACTGCATGGAAAATGAGTACTGCAACACATACAAACTTTAAATCTTTTTCAGATGCAGGTCACGCAGCTACTCTTCCTTATGGTCTTGCTTTTAAGCCAGATGGTACAAGATTAATTATGGTTGATGGTGGAGGAGACAAGTTAGTTGAGTTTAGTTTAAGTAGTGCTTGGAATGTATCTACTCTATCTAAAGTAAGAGATTTTAGTATTTCATCTTATGACACAATACCAACAGGACTTTGGGTTAAGCCAGATGGTACAAAACTTTATATGGTTTCTGATTATGAAAACGGAATAGATCAATTTACTTTAAATAATGCTTGGCAACTCAGTAGTGTTACACACAACGGAGTCTGGGATATGTTCTACCCTGGAGGCGGTGGTTCTAATTCTGGAATCAATAGTCCAGATAGTGTTTGGTTAAATAGTAATGGCACTAAATTTTATGTAATAGACACACCAGATTTATTTGAATTTAGTACTACTAGTGCTTATAACATAAGTGGTTTGCCAACTGGTACTTCAAGTTATAATTACAGAGTTCCAGCTAGTTGGATACATGATGGTAATAGTTATGATGCTAATAACTTAGGTTCTTGGTCAGACGGTACTCGTTTAGTACAAGTAACTAGAGAAAGAGATTTTATGGCTACAGAGCTGCTAACTGCCTCTGCTTATGACTATAGATATTTAACATTAGACGATTCTAGATTTCACACATATCTTCCTACAGCATTCTTTAGAGATCCATGTCCTTTCTACTTCTCTCCTTCAGGACACAGACTTTATTATACATCCTACTACGGTAAACTAGGTAGATATCAATTCAATGGAACTGGTGGATCAAATGGTTCTTGGGACGGTTATGTTATACAAATAAACATGACAGAAGGTTACAATCTTTCAACTGCATCTATTGCTAGATACATTGACTTTACGTCCAATACAGCAAGAGCGCAAGGAGTATTTTTTAGCAGAGATGGTACTTATATGTATCTTGGTGACAGAGGGGACTCTTCTAATAGTTACAATCAAACAATAGAACAATATACATTAAGTACAGCTTGGGAGATTAATACAGCATCATACACAAGATCATATGATATAGATTCCTATGTTCCTGACCTTACAGATTTTCACTTCAATACAGACGGTACTATAATGTATGCAATGTGCTACAACACTGATAAGATATATCAATGGTCATTAAGCACAGCTTGGAATATTAGCACAGCTTCCTATTCTACCCAGTACAGCGTGTCTAATAGAGAAAATAAACCTAGATGTTTTACTATAAGTCCTAATGGCACAAAAATGCTTGTAGGTGGATGGGCTGGTGATGATCTTAACGAGTATAACCTTACCACTGCTCATAACATTTCTAGTGCTTCATATCAAAGAGTTTTTGATACTGATGCTTATACCTTTCCTTTTACTCCTGCTATTGGTGGGGTATGGTTTCACGAGGACGGTGGAATTGTTTACGTTACAGATGGTAGAGGTGATGCCATAACTATACATGGGTTCTTGACATAAATAGGATAACAAAATGAGTACTTTAAAAGTAGATACTGTTGAACACCCTACATCCAGTAGTGCCGTAGACTTACCTAACAAACTTAAGATAGGTGGGGCTACAATAGAACAAGGATACACTGCAAGTGGGTCAGAGCCTGGCAGTGCTAATACTGGAGATTGGTGGTGGGATACTAGCAATGATAAACTTTATAGATACATAAACGGAGAGTTTAAACTTATTGGCATGGCTGTCGTTCCTGTTTCTGGGTACAATGGAGCTAGAGGTTTTTGGTATGGTGGTTCAACCACTTCGTCAGATAGTAGTAGAACAAATATTATAGACTATGTTACTATAGCAACACCAGGTAACGCAACCGACTTTGGAAATTTGACTGAGAGTATGGGTAGAAATGGTCAAGGTGCATCTAATGGTGTAAGAGGTGTAAGACTTGGTGGTGAAAAATCTAATAGCTCCAAAACAAATACTATGGATTATATAACTTGTGCAACTCCTGGTAATGCTACAGACTTCGGTAATCTATCCTCAGCAAGGGAAGAAGGTACGGGTGCTTCTAATGGTACAAGAGGTTTAGCAATCGGTGGTTACGCTTCTTCTTCTCAAAATGTTATAGAATATATAACTATATCTACCACAGGAAATGCTACAGACTTTGGGGATTGTTTAACTACTAAAGTTGCATCTACTGGTGTAAATGGAGAAACAAGAGCATTAGTGTGTGGAACAACGACATCAGCCGCACACTATCAAACAATAGAGTATATTGTAGTAGCTACCACAGGCAACTCTGTAGACTTTGGGGATTTAACAGGCAACCACAATAGAGGTGGTTCTGCTGCTGATGCAAGCAGAGCCGTAATAGCTCTTGGGTATGATACTATAGCAAGTACAGATAATCAATTATGCTATGTAGCAAATGATACTGCAGGTAATGCTCAGGACTTTGGGGACTTAACTGTTGGTAGATATGAACAGGTAGCAGGTTGTTCTGATGGAACATATGCAGTCTTTGGTGGTGGTCAGGTTTATAATACTCAGACTAAAACTAATACCATAGATTATGTAACAATACAAACTACAGGTAATGCCCAAGACTTTGGTGATCTAACAGTAGCCAGATTAGAACAAGGTTCCTTTGGAGGAAATGCAGCATGAGTAAGGTTGAGATAACAAAAATAACAGACAGGACAGGTTCTGGCGCACCCAACTTTACGAATGGGTTTAACATTGCAGGTGCTGACAGTGGCATATCAGGCTTCACTCACACAGAAGGTTCTTCGGAACCTAGTAACCCTAGCAACGGTGATACATGGTGGGATTCAGGTAACGATATATATAAAGTCTATATGAACAATGCATGGCAAGATTTTCTAGGAAGTTCTGCACCTGCTGCTATAGCTTGGGGAGGTGATAGAGGTTTTCATATTGGTGGTGGTGACAGCAGTAGTTCTAAAAATCAAATACAGTATTTTGATATAACCACATCAGGAAATGCTCAGGACTTTGGAGACATAAATGCCAGCTATTCTAGAGAAGGTTCAGGTCTTTCTAGTGGAAGTAGGATAGTAATTTCTATTGGAAACGAACACAGTGGTGCTTCATCCTCTGGACGTACTAATAAACTAGAATATTTTGCATCTGCAACAACGGGTAATGCTAGTAGTTTTGGAACATTAAGTGCATTAAAACAAGACGCAGCCTCTTCTTCAAATGGTACTAGAGGAGTCTTTGCAGGTGGCGTATCTGCTGGAGGTTCTTCAGGACTAAGAAATGAAATAGAATATATAACTATTGCAAACACAGGAAACGCTGCAGACTTTGGGGATCTTTTAAACCCTAGTTTTGCTAGATCTGGAGTTGGCGGTAGTACTCGTGGACTCTTCAATAGTGGAAGATTGTGGTTCCAAAATAGCCCATCACAACTTAATAACATTGAATATATAACTATTGCAACAACAGGAAATGCTACAAACTTTGGAGAAACTAGTCAAAACTGTTATTATTCTGCTGCAGCATCAGATGCAACACGAGCAATAATAGCAGCAGGTGGTGGTTTTGGAGATACTGTAGGTAATAGTACTATGGAATATGTCACTGTTGATACTACTGGCAATGCTACAGATTTTGGCGACTTAACGAATAACCCTGTTGCAAAAAATCTATCTGGCTGTGCTAATTCTACTTATGCAACTTTTTCAGGAGGTATTGAAACAACAGGATATACCTATCAAAATATTATAAATAGAGTTACTGTTCAAACAGCAGGTAATGCTACGGATCACGGAGACTTAGCAACAGCTACGATGGATGCCGCAGCAGCATCAGGGAACGCATCATGATTGACAAAACTTATTTATTTGCTATAATAAAAAACTAAAACAAAAGGATAGCATATGACTAAATCAAACGTAGTAACTAAGCCTATAACATTCTCTTTGCCAGTAGAAGCATCTGAGAATATTAATCAGGTAGCTGCTGCAAGGGTAGCAGAGAAGTTACCAGAAATAGACAGAGCTACTAGAGCTTTTGATCGTAACAACTCACAGACAACTTTGTCTATGATGACACTTACTATGCTTAACGGTCACTCACCATACCGTATGTTACGACAGATTACTGCTGAAGTAGAGAAACGTAAGATGGCTTTATCAGAAGCACAAGTAAGTCACGCCAAGCAGCGTGTCAAGATACTAGAGCTAGAGGGCGAGGATGACCCTGTATCTGAGGCAGAATTAAAGGCAGCACGTCATGGTCTTGTCATGATGGAGAACAAGATCAATGGTTCTATAAAAGATATTGCTACGCTGATAGACAGCTACGAGAACATAAAAGCTAAGAATGAAATTGATGAATGGGATGAAGAAGCATTTGAAAGAGAAGAGAAGAGACACCATGTAAGACGTGGCTTTGAGCTTATGTATCGTAACTTGATGGATGGTGGCAGAGCTTCAACGGCTACTATAGAATACATGCAGCAGTATGGTGTACACCCACAGGTAGCTATGACTGAAGTACAGGGTTACCTGAAGATTACAGCACAAAGAATTGCTAACCTTGAAGTATTGCACTCTAATGACCTAGAAGATTTTCTAGATAAGATGGCAGATAAATACTACCAGAACGCAGACAAGACAGCAGAAAGACTATTTGGTAAGGCAGACTTTGTTAACACAGAGTATATGTTAAGGTTAGAAAAAGCGGAGTAAGCAGATGTTTGGGTTTTATCCCCTCTCATTTAAACCTGTAGGAGACAGTGGTACTGCTATACCAGCTTCGGTATCAGTTACACTTTCTGGTGCTACTTCTTCTATAGGTACTCTAAGTACAAATCTTACTGCCAATGTTTCTGTTAGTACTGCTTACGCAAACATTTCTAGCTCTGTTGGTACTCTAACAACATCATGTGATGCTAGTGTAACATTAGGTAGTGTGTCTGCTAGTACAAATGCAGGAGCCTTTACTTTTGTATTTAGTAAAACTCTAGATGGAGTTTCAGCTAATGCAAGTTCAGGAGGACTAGTACTATCTGGTGATGCTAGTCGTATAATAGTTAGTGGTGCAGCAGGTGGGGCAACATCAAGTGTAGCTACCGTAGCTCTTACTGCTGAAGCAAACCACACACTAGCAGGTGCATCTGCAACTACTACTGTCAATGCACCAGAAGCAAGAGCAATAACAAATGTACCTGTCACTGGCGTTGCTAGTACTAGTGCTAGTGGAACAGCAACAGCAAACGGTAAAGCTACCTCTGAATTAAGTGCAATTAGTTCTACTTTAAACAATTCAACACTTGACTTTCAAGCAAAAGCTGGTATAACATTAAGTAATGTATTGTCTTCTACATCTGCAGGTAGTATTTCAGCAGATACAGAGTCAAAAGTTTTTCCTCTAGGTGTAACTGCTCTATTTACAACGCAGCTTGATGACCCCATAGGTGCATCGTTTGACTACGAGTCTGTTGCACTTGTATATACTAAAGCAAGAACAGTCTTTATACTTCCTGTTGAGGGTTATCAACCCGATAACACCATAGTTATTCCAGCACAAAACTTTAGAGTTTATATTGAACCCTATAGAGATTTACCAAGAACAATATTTATAACAAACTAAGGATTTCACAATGGCTTACAGATGGCCTGATAAAGACCCTGATGAAACAGCAGACTTCAGTGTAGACTGGTCTAGGTTTATTCCAGAAACCACTTTGTCTGCAGCTAGTTGGTTTATTAAAAATGCCAGTGGTGTTAAAACTGCTGTTAATAATGCAGACGTGGTAGATGGTTTGCAGTTTGTTGCATCTACAGTAACAGGCAAAGTAGTAACTGTACGTTTTGCATTAGGCACTCTTAATAAAAGCTACACCACTGTTTGTAGAATAACAACAGGTGACGGGCTTTCCTATGAACGTTCTATTGTATTAAGAATAAAAGAGAAGTAATATGGCATATGATTTTATAGGCTTAACTAATGACGTTAACAATAGACTTAATGAAGTAGAGTTAACTTCTACTACCTTCCCTACAGCAACAGGATACTTTTCTTTTGCTAAAGATGCTGTTAATGCTTCTATAAGACATATTAACCAAGAAGAATACCAGTGGCCTTGGAATCATGTAGAAGAAACTGAATTGCTTGCAGTGGGTACAGTTAGATACTCCTACCCTTTTGATGCTAAGACTGTAGATATGAATAGTTTCAGAATCAAAAGAGATGACTCTATAAATGTAGGAACTACAAAGCTAAAGAATATGTCCTATGAAGAGTATTTAGAAAAGTATGCTGATGCTGAGTACAATACTGAAACAAAGGGATGCCCTACGCATATTGTAAGAACTCCTAACAGAGAACTAATTTGTTATCCTGGCCCAGACAAAGCTTATCAAATGGTATATGAATATTACAGGACAGGCTATGACCTAGAGCTTGCTACAGACGTACCCACGCTACCAGAGCAGTATAGGTTCTGTATTATTGATGGTGCTATGTATTATGTTTATCAATTTCGTGGTGATACACAGATGGCAGATATATCCAATCGTAAGTTTCAAGACGGAATAAAGTATCTAAGAAGCTTAAACATTAATCGCATGGATTACATAAGAGACACAAGGGTACACTTTTAATGCCTACACAATGGACTACTTTTCCTGTTGAGTTCAAAGGTGGTTTGATCTCTAACATGTCCCCCTTACAGCAGGGCATAAATGCTATAGGGTCTAGTACTGTATTACAAAATATGGAATCTGACAGGCAGGGTGGTTACACAAAAATAAAGGGCTATGAGAAGTTTAGCTCTACATTAATTCCTGGCACTGGAAAAATACTAGGATTACATGTTGTTTCTGGTGGACGTGCTGTAGTTGCACGTAAGTTAGACGCTGCTGCTATAACCGCACAACAAGCAACAGCTAGTGTAAATGGAGCTACTAGTTCTGCTACGGCTGTAGTTCTAGATGGTAACACAGGAACTATAGCACAAGGAATGGTAGTCACAGGGTCAGGTATCTCAGGTACTGTAACTGTTTCTACTGTAACAAACCAAAACAATATTGTATTATCTTCTCAACAATCTTTATCTGATGATACTGTTCTTACCTTTCAAAAAGTAGGTCTTCAAACAGCAGACGCAAACAAGACAGCATACTATTTTAGTACAGGAACTAATTGGACACACATGGCTACTGCTGCCCAAGTAGGGGGAGGCAAAGCATATAAAGCATCGTTTAATTTTACAGGAGATGATAAAGTTGTATTTGTAGATGGGCTTAATTATCCTGGTATTTACAGTACCTCTGGTAACACTATGTCCTTCTTAACATCATCTAGCCCTAACATAAGTACAGATGTCCAAGGCGCAGAGTTAGTTTCTATTTTTAAAAACCATGCATTCTACGCAAAAGGACAAACACTTACGTTTAGTGTGCCTAGTAGCGTAGACAACTTTGCATCAGGTAGTGGTGCTGGTAGTATAAACGTTGGCAATACTGTAACTGGAATGGCTGTGTTTCGTGAGCAGCTAATAGTATTTACAAAAGATAGTGTACAAAAAATAACAGGGAACACTGAGGCAGACTTTAAGTTGTCTCCTATAACAACTAAGATAGGTTGCATTAGTGCTGACAGCATACAAGAGTTTGGTGGGGATATTATGTATCTTGCACCAGATGGTCTAAGACTACTAAGTGCTACAGATCGTATAGGTGACTTTGCACTAGACGTTGCTTCAGATAAAATATTTAAAGACTCAGATGACTTTTTAAGATCCTCGCCAATATTTTCTTCTGTTATACTAAGAGAAAAAGGACAGTACAGAATTTTTGCATATGTTGAGTCCTTAGATAAAGAGGTGGCTCAAGGGTTAATAGCTACAAAGTTTGTGTCTCAAGGTTCTTCTGGTGTAGAATGGTCTACGACTAAAGGTATAAAAGCATTCATATCAGACAGTATTTACTCAGGTACAACAGAGGCTGTAATGTTTGCTAACAATGATGGTTACCTGTATGAAATGGAACAGACAAATGGGTTTGATGGTGGTGCTATAGAAACTATTATGGAAACGCCATACATGCCCATAACAGATTCAGAGATACGTAAGACAGCATACAAGCTAACTTTATATACAGACCCTACAGGTCAAATGAGTTTAAAATTTAGATTGTTGTTTAACCTAGACTCAGGAGATGATACTAGAATAATACAACCAGAAGAAATTACTATAGGATCTACCTCTGGTGGTGGTGGTATCTTTGTATATGGCGCACAAACTTCCCTATACGGAGGCTCAGGCAGCACAGCTTCTAAGTATGGTAGCAAAGTAAAAAGAATATATAATGAAAACTTGATAGGCTCCTTTCATACAGTTGCAATGAGAATAACAAGTAATGATACTAACCCACCCTTCACACTAGACACAGCAGTATTACAATACAGAGAAAACGATAGGCAATAATTATGGCAGGATATACACGTCAAGCGACAGCTAACATAGTTACAGGTGCAGTTATTGATGCTGCAGATTTTAACTCAGAGTACAATGCTATTGAAGCAGCATTCAATGCATCGACAGGTCACGCACACGATGGAACAACAGGTAATGGTCCTCCCATTGAAAACGTAGGGCCATCACAGGATCTTGTTGTTACGTCTAGTGTTGTTCGTCCCAAGGTAGACAATACCTATGATTTTGGTACGGCTAGTATTGAATGGAAAGATGGCTTCTTTGATGGTACACTACGAACAGACGTACTTACTGTAGATGAAACCTCCACCTTAACAGGTAATGTTACAGCTTCTGCAGATGTTGCTATAGGAGGCAACCTTACAGTTACAGGTAATGCTACAATAAATGGTAATCTTACTTTTGGAGATGCAGATACAGATACTGTTTCTTTTGGTGCAGATATTGATAGCCATATTATACCTGATGACGATGACACTTTTGATCTAGGTAGCAGCACAAAACAATGGCGCAACCTTTACATAGATGGTGTAGCTGAGATTGATGGGTTGAATGCAGACACAGCAGATATAAATGGTGGTACTATTGACGGTACAGTTATAGGTGGCAATGTAGCTGCTGCTGTAACAGCAACAACAATAAACGCTTCTGGTGCAATCACAGGTGACGTAACAGGAGATCTTACTGGTGATGTTACTGGTAACGTATCAGGCTCTGCAGGTTCTTGTACTGGTAACGCAGCCACAGCAACAAAACTGGCAACAGCACGTGCTATAGCAGTAAGCGGTGCAGTCACGGGTACTGCAAACTTTGACGGTAGTGCTGGTATTACAATATCAACTACTGCAACTTCTGATCCTCAACTTACTTTGAGTGGTGATGTTACTGGTAGTGCTACATTTACTAACCTTGGTAATGCTACTCTATCTGCATCACTATCAGCAAACTCTGTAGGTTCTAGTGAAATAGCTAACAACGCTGTAGGATCTACTGAAATAGCAGATGATGCAGTCACCTCAGCTAAAATAGCAGCAGGTGCAGTAGACAGCACAGCCCTTGGAACTGATGCAGTAACTACATCTAAGATAGCTGACAATGCAATAACTGCAGCTTTGATAGCAACTAATGCTGTAGGATCTAGTGAAATAGCAGCTAATGCTGTAGGTGCTAGTGAGATTGCAGCTAACGCTGTGGGTTCTAGCGAAATTGCTGCATCTGCTGTAGGCGCAAGTGAGCTTAATGTTAGCGGTGACGGTAATAATACACAGTTCTTACGTTCAGACGGGGATGGTTCATTTAGCTGGGCTACTCCTGCTGGACAAACTCTTACTGGTGGTACTTCTATTTCCATAAGTGGGTCAGCAATTAATTTAGATCCAGACCAAAGACACGCTGCTACAGTAGATGTTGTTGTTGGTAATCAGGATGAATATATTACTTTTGATAAAGATGATCAGGCTATTAAGTTCAGGACTGGTGGTACAATCGAGATGATGCTAGAGAATGATGGGGATCTGCATGTTGATGGTGATGTAATTGGCTTCTCAACATCTGTGTCTGATAAACGTCTGAAGCATGACATTGAAAAGATTGACAGTGCCTTGGATAAAGTATCTGAACTAAATGGTTATACATTTAGCTACAACAAAAATGGTAAGAGGGCTGCTGGTGTAATTGCACAGGAAGTTGAAAAAGTATTACCATCTGCTGTAGAAAATAAATCACTAGTATTCCATACTGGAGAAGAGGGTGTAGAGTATAAGACTGTTAAGTATGACCAGCTTCATGGTTTGTTAATAGAAGCTATCAAAGAACTAAAACAAAAATTAGATGAATGTAAATGTAAAAAGTGTGAGTGTGAGTAATGACTCTACCTTCTAGTGGACAAATAACTTTAAATCAAATTCATGTTGAGGCAGGGGGTAGTAGTGGTTCTCAGGTTGCCCTAAGTGATACAGATGTTAAAGGTTTAGTTGGCGCTGACAACATTGATACTAAATTCTCTCACTATCATGGTGCTGCTGCTTCAAGCATTTCGCACTGCTCACGTATAGGTGGTGGATCTACAACAACAAATCAGTTCCCTAATTGTAATGCAACCGTGGCTCCTAGTGGTAATAAAATTTTAGTTGTTGTTGTTATGATGAGAGTACAATCAGGTACTGGTATTTTAAGTGGGCCATCATCTGTAACTATCGGTGGTCAGTCATGTACCTTAGCAGTTATAAGTAATGCTAATGTTACTGCATCAGGTTATGGACATATAAATAGTATATGGACACTTAACACTTCTACTCTTGGAAACACTCAATTTGTAACTGGTAGTGGAATGTCAGGAACGGGTAACAATTCTTGCCATGTCTATCAATTACTACAAACCTCTGCACCTGGTGCTACTGCCACAGCAAGCGCAACTAACTACACATCTCTTAACCCAGGTGGAAGTCCTTCTACTTCTGATACCTTGACTTTGTCTGGGGCAAATGGTGGTGCTGCTATTTTTGGATGTACAGCAACGTCATCATCAAACTCTGGGAGCATTAGCGTAAGCCCAAGTGCAACTGTTGTTCAAAATAGTTTTTCAAATCTAAATCATGCTGGAGCGCATAAATTCCCCACATCAGCAGGTTCTACTACTTACACATTTACCAATAATCAAAGTGGTTATTTTAATATAGTAGGGGCAGCATTTCAATGATAACTCCAGAGGAACTAGAAGAGATGTTAGATCGTGCAGCCCAACGTGGCGCTAAAGCAGCATTGCGTGAGGTAGGACTACATGACGATGATGCCCGTAAAGATATAACTGAGATGCGTAACTTACTAGAAGCATGGCGTGATACACGTAAAGGCGTATGGTCAACAATAGTTAAGATGTCAACTGTAGCAATAATAACATTCATTGCCGCCTCATTATGGATGCAAATAGGGAAATAAAAAATGGCTAAGAAATTTGCAGGGTTTAAGCCTGAGACACTACAAAACAAAATACTACCAGCGTTGGGCTATAATGGACCTACTGACCAAGCGTCTATAAATAAGTTCTTAGCTTCTAGTCCTTCAGCAGCAGCTAAGATGGGTAAGTTTACTATGGTTGCTAGGCAAATGGTTGAGGGTAAGCCTATCAAAGCTGCACCTGGTACAAGTGTGGAAGAGACAGACGAGACAGAAGGTACTACAGGTAACGTTGGTAATGTTGTGTCTAGTGCAGATATAACAGAAAACATACTATTAGATCCTAAAGCTGCTGTATCAACGCCTACAGTTGTGTCCCAGATAGGTGATGGTACTATCGTAGATAGTTCTGAGGATAAGTTTAATGTAGCAACTGATGGTCAGGATCTTAAAGCTACACAAGCTGTAGCAGCAGATGATATAGTTGCACCCGATCAAGTAACAACACAGCAGGTAACAGCAGCACAGTCACAAGATCAAGTACAAGAACAGGCTGATAAATTTGCAGGTGCGACAGGGACGGTTAGTGATCAAGCTACGTATGATGCAACAACTGTAGACCCAACTACTTCGGCTGTACTTGACTTAGATGTGGCACAAGGTGAGGCTGCTCAGGTTGATGCACCAGATGCATTACGTGTAGGAGAGGGAGAACTAATTGATGGTTCTACTGTAAATCAAAGCAGAATAGAAGAAGAACTATCTAAAGAAAAAGCTGCTAGTGTAAAAGATGAACTAGATGATTTGATGCAGGACTTTGAGGGTGGGAACACACCTGCATGGGCTGCAGGGGCTATGCGTCAAGCGAACGCAGTAATGGCTGCACGTGGTCTGTCTGCATCTTCTATGGCAGGTATGGCTGTAGTACAGGCTGCTATGGAGTCAGCTTTACCTATAGCAAAACTTGATGCAGGTAACAAACAGCAGATGGCTGTAGAAAAAGCTAGACAACGTGCTGAGTTTTTAGGTATAGAGTTTGACCAAGAGTTTGAGACTAAGGTAAAGAATGCTGCACGTATATCTGAAGTAGCTAACATGAACTTTACTGCAGAACAAGAGATAGCTTTAGAGAATGCTAGACTTACTAATACTATGAACATAGCAAACTTAGATGCTAAGAGTGCTAAGACTGTTGCAGACACAGCAGCGTTGGCAAGTTTAGAGAGAGCAAACCTTTCTGCCATAAACACGGCTGCTGCAGATAATGCAGATGCTTTTCTACAAATGGATTTTAAAAACTTAGACAATGAACAACAAGCTGCAATGGTTAAGTTTCAAGAAATGGCTAACGCTATCATACAAGACACAAATCAAAAGAATGTTGTAGCACAAACTAATATGCAAGAAGCAAACGATGCTGAACAGTTCTTACTTGACCTAGCCTCTAAAGCTGCTGTAGCTAATCAGAATCAGTCTAACATTATGGCAGCAGAGAATGCTAGAAACGAAAACCTTATGGCAGAGTTTAATGCAGAAGATAAACGTGCTAGGGAAGAGTTTAATGCAGAGAATGCTAGAATAATTGAAACAGCTAACGCAACATTCAAACAGCAAGTAACCACAGAAGAGACTGCAGCTATCAATGCAGCGTATGAGATAGAAGCAAAAGCTGCTAACACACTAAGTAAAGCAGCCTATGATGCTCTTATTAGTGAAGCAAAAGATTTAATGTACTATGCTTTTGAAGCAGAGAACAATCACCTAGACAGAGTTAATAAAGTTACTACAGCAACTATCAACTCAGGCAGTGGCAATGAGTTAGAAAAAGGACTTGCTGACATGGCTAAAGAAGTGGTGACTTCTTGGATAACAAGTAGATTTAAATCCAGCACATCAACAGAAGAAGAATAGAACATGGTAGATTATAACATTAGTGCCGCAAGCAGTGGCTTTGACCAATTCAACAGAAGATCAACTAATAGAGAAGTAGATCCTTCTTCAAAACCAAGGTTTAATAAGTCTCCCTTGGATGACAAGACTAGTAGTGGCTTTGGTGGTATGGGTCCAGACCCTGAAGCTAAAGCTATGGGACTAGGCTCTCCAACAAATCAAGCTAATAAAAAGGATGATGACGATGATCAAGACATTGGTGGTGTTGCTAGGTTTCTCAATAAATTTTTTGGAGCAGCAAAAGAAAGTGGCCTAGAGTTTACCAAACCTGATAGAAAGCCTAAGCCATCTATCTATGACACAGATTCTATGAAACCTATAGACATTGATGCTATGGACAAACGTATAGCTGATGCAGTTAACTTTGATCTTGCAAATCCATTACCCTCTATGAACTTTAAAGATGATGAATATGCAGCAAGTACTTATGATGAAGTGCAACCTTTAGAGGGCGCAGACACATACAAAGCTAGAAGGATAACAGCACAAGGTATCAACGACACTATCAAAGGGCTTATGGATACAGAACAAAGACAGGCAGACATAAAGCAAGCTGTTAATAAAACTATAGAAAGTCTGAAGTCTGCTGATGCTAACGTACCTTATGTAATACAAGCAGGAGATACTCTGTCAGACATAGCTGCTAAGACAGGCACTACTGTACAAGACTTAGTTAAAAGAAATAATATAAAAGACAAAAACAAAATATACACTGGTAATGAATTAATAATACCTACAGATAAAACTACTAAGTCTAAAGAGGATGTTGTTACTAATCTCGTTACTGGGATGGATAGTGGTGAATATCTAAAAAGTATATCTGGTAAACAAGACAGTAGCTCCGAAGGTGTTGAGGTTGCTGGTGGGGATCAAAGCTTAATCGCACAAATATTGGCATCCTTTGGTATTGGTACTAATCAAGTAGAAACAACTACACCACAGTTTGAGATGACATTAGATGAAGTAAAAGAATTTGCAAAAGAAAACTTTGACCCTGTACAAGCGGCTGCTTTTGTAGCTACCTATGAGGCTGAGACAGGATCTGGTAGAGCTATGATTGAAGACCCATATGGCAAGAAAGATGCCATAAAGAAATTTGTTAAAGGTAACAGTCCTATAATGAAGAAAAGAAAAGCAGCTTTAGAAAAAGCCAACAGTGCAGAAGAAATATTTAACATAGTTTATGGTGATGAGTATCGTCTGGAAAAGTATCAATTAGGAAATGATCAGCCTGGTGATGGAAATAAATACAGAGGCCGTGGACCCATTATGTTAACAGGCAAGTCCAACTATAAAAAGTATGGAGAGATGGCTGGGGTTGATATAGTTAATAATCCAGATCTTATGAGGACAGATAAAGCAGTAGCAATAGCCGTTACTAAAGCTTATTTAAATGACAAAGGTTTCAGTAATGTTAGTTCTGCAGAGGAATTAGCAGAATTAGTAGGCCATGCAAATCCAGATAAAGAGGGTGCAAGAAGGTGGAATAATACTAAAAAGATTTATAAAGACATGTATGGAGAAGATATACCAGAGTCACTCAGGCCAAAGGAAAGACCTGCAGGATTAATGGATAACTATCCAACAAGCCTTAGACCTAAACTTAGACCAGAGAATTTATAATGTTTGGATTACCACTAGAACTAATAACAATGCTTGGCTCCACTGTACTAGGTGGGGTGATGTCCATATGGGGACAGAGCATGAAGATGAAACAGGAGCAGAATAAGATGCTCATGGAACGTGCCAACGCTAATGCAAGCTTTGCAGCAGAGGCACGTAACGCTGGA